ACCCATATAGCTGGCATAGTTTGAGACATCATTACACGGTAACCATTGAATTGTCCAGAGGATTGGAATCCTTGAGAACGTCCCATATAGTCCATTGTACCATTTTGGTACCACCACTTCAATTGATTATCCCAAGATAATTTCAATAAGAAAATATTATCATTTGTATTATCTGTGATATCAAAGATAATGAATGAATAAGAACTTAAAGGGAAACCATCTATGATAGGATTCTCAATATCATTTGTATGAACATTGTCAAATGCAGGATTCAATACAAACTTAACATTTGCCAAGAAAGGAATTACATAAGAAGTGTAAGCAAATCCAAAGTTCAAGTCCATACCTTTACCAGTGATAGCACCGATGTCAGCAGCTTGAATTAAAAGACCAGAAGCAACAGCTTCAACTCTAATGGCTTCATTTACCATTCTCATTCCACCCATACCAGTTTGAACTACTAGAGAACGTTTTGGATCTGGACCTTGGAATTCAACTTTACCATTGAAGAAGTTATAGATTTCTCCACGGAACAAATCAAGTGTAAAGTTATTTTTGTTGTATACTCGTTTGAAAGAGTTATCTAATTGTCTCCATAAACCTACAGATAATCTTACATCATCTGGTCCATCTTGACGAACTCGACCACCTTGTCCCCACATTAAGTAAGTCTCAATATCAGTTGCAACCTTAGAAAGGTGAGCAGCTTCCATTTGAGTTAAGAATGTTCTAGATAAATCTCCGTTATCAAATGCACGTTTAACTTTATCTTTACCCATTACCTTAACCATATCATCTAAAGATGCGATAGAAGGATCTATGTTTTTATCAAATGTTCTCCAGATTTCAGTTACAGGAACTGTACCATCTGCATTCATTCCACCTTTGATCATTAAGTCAGCACGTGAAGATACTGAATAATGTACGTGAGCTTCAGCACCACCAACAAAGTTATAGAATTCACGGAATCCTGTTCTTGTTGTAATGTCAGAGAATCTTTCACCATATTCACCACGAGCAGAACCTTTACGGAATACTTTGGTACCATTAGCTAAGAACCTATTATCTAAAAATTTGAAGTTATCATTGTTTACTAACTGTACAGTATAGATATAACCATCACCTAAAGGAAGAATATCTTCATCTGTAATGTACATCTCACAACCATTATATTTATCATATGTGATAATATCACCATGACCAAATTCCCTTCTACTTAATTTAATACGGAATGTTGCACCATCAACACCTTTATAAGTATTGGCTGAATCAATATCTTCAACAATGTATGGAAGATCTATAGCAACAGGAGTCTGCCACTTGTACTCTCCACGAGCATTATCAACATTGATTACATTTTTACCACCAAAACTTGACATTTGGTAAAGTGGCATTTCAACTTTTTGGGCCATTGCCCATAGATCAACTGGACCTAAGTCCATTGGTTCTGCATCTTTTAACATATTCACCAAGTGGTATGAATCCACATGGGAACTTGCATTGTACGCGGTATCTCTTAGGAAGATACCATTATTCATTACTGGAGTTGCCATTTTTATATTTGTTTTATTTGTTACTATTTATTAAAATCTTCTAAACATACTTCCTCTAGAAAGTTTTCTAGAATCATTAGTTTTTGAAGAGGGTTTTCTTGTATTGTCTTCATATTCTTCATTTATAGATGAAGTAATTTTTTTAGACTGTTCTGTTTTTAATTGTCTTACTACTTTTTCTGTAGCTTGTTTACTTCCTTGTTCTCTTACTCTTCCTTTATATCCATTTGGATCTGCAAGTAACCAAAGTGCTTCTGCAATTAGATCATGTCTTGGTTCTACAAACTGATACTTCTCTAATAAGTGACCAAGTAAGTTAGTTGGTTTTCCTGATATAGAAGGATAATTTGGTTGAACTAATCCTGAGAATAATAAACCTTGAACTTTTTTATCTAATCTAATTCCACCAATTGCTCCATTAGATAATGTCCTATAAACATTTTCTTGATATGCTCTAGCTTGATGTGCTTGCTGTTGTTTTTTTTCTTCTTGATCAGCAAGTTCTCTTTCAATAATTTCTTCTTGCATTGCATCAAGTTTTGGTTTAAACTGATTAGCTTTTTGTTCTAATCTATTTAAATCTTTCCAATCTTGAACTTCAGATTCAATTTCTTCTGGAGTACCAAAACCTGTAGCATATAAATATTGTCTTGCAATTTCTGCTTGATCATATTCATCAGAAGGATCAAGTTGTCTCATTTCTTCTACATGAGCTAAGGTTTTAAATAAACCTTTAAGATCTTGTCCACCATCTGCTACATATTTAGCTGCAACTTGTAGTTCTTCTGGAAGAGAATTAAAAAACTCTCGTGGAGTATTTTTTCTAATTTCATTTTCTCTTTCTGCAAAGTTTGCTTCAAATAATTCTCTAAAGTCTTTTGTTGTATATTCTTCTAATGGTTTATCATCATCAAATCCAACTAAAGCTCCTTCTTCAATCATTTTACTTGCTAAATCATAAAGACCAGATTTATCTACTTTAGGTCTCCCTTTATTACCAGCATCTTCTTCTTGACTGATTAAATCATTAAGTTCATTAATAGTTTCTTCAATCTCTGTGTCTTTAATCTCATCAGGATCATTTTTTTTATCATCTTTAGATGATTTGTCAAAGAACGATGTGTCTACTTTGTTTCCATTAGAAAACATAGTTTTTGGTTTATCTTCTTCTTCACCTGATGGGAGCATCACATTTTCTGCTCCTGGCATTCCAAAGATTTCATCAATATTTACATCTACTTGTTCTACCGCTGTAGAATCCTGTATTTCATTTTCATTCTTTTTGTTGGTTGTTTCCATTTTGTTGGTTTTTGGTTATAATGTAATATACAAATAAATTTTAAAAATTTAAAACATATGAAAAAATAAATTGTAATATATAGCTAACTTATTTTTCTTTATCTGATTTAAAATCATATTTGTTTTTATTTTCTTGTGCAATTTGTAATTGTTTATCAGCAATCTCTCTTTCATTCTGCATTCTTTGACGTTCTAACTGAGTCTTTTGATTTTCAATTATCATTCTATTGGATTCTTTTTCTCTTTGTAATCCTGATTGTTCTTGATATTGTTCTGTTTCTTTAATGTCTTTCATAGCATCCCTATAATCAGACATTTGATTTTGATCAACATCAGCTGAAGCACCATAACCAGCAGCTCTAATTTCTGCAACCAAGATATCTCTTTGTCTATCTTTTTCTTTCTCAGCAGCAACAGAATCAATCTTCATTTGTTCAATCTCTTGTTGTTTTTGAAGTTGTTGTTCTTGCATTTGCTGTTGTTGTTGCATTTCTTGTTCTTTTTGAGCTTGTTGTTTTTGTTCAGATTCTTTAAGAACAACATTAAGTGCAGCAACAGAATCTGATTGTACAATTTTACCAAGATCATAAACACTTGCACCAGTAGTATTATTTTGAAGAGCCATTTGTTTTAACTGTTCTAAAATAGATCTATGATTAGCATTTGTACTAATAGCAATATTTAAATCTCTAAGTAAAAGATCAGTTCCATTTATTTCAAAATTTACTTTTTCATCAGCTGAAGTAATATATGTTAGTCTTGCTGATGGTTTAGTAGAATGATAATACTGTGCTAAATCAGTTCTCATTTGATGAACTCTTGGCATTAAGTAATCACAGTGTTGTATAAAATAAATTTCTGTTTGAGCATAGGATGCTTGCATTGCTTGTTCTACTCCTGTTGCTGTTGTTTGAGATAACTGTTGTCCCATTCTTTGAGGATTGACACCAATTACTTCATATGCTTGACCTTTAAAATAATTTGCTAGATTAACTCTTCCCATTAATCTTTCTGTCTGAGATAAATCTAGTTTTTGAAAATGATTAAAGTTTAATGCATTCTCTGTATTTGAAATAGAAGTATCAAGTGGTAACATCTGAAAGTTCTTCATTGCTACATATGCTTTAGCATAATTACCCTTACCCCAATCTTCTCCTAATGAATGTCTAGGTAATGAGTTTTGATCAAGCATAATGATAGTACCTAACTCATCTACTAATATGTCAGCAATCTGGTTGTTTACTATGTTATATCCAATCTGGTATGGTTTCATTAAATCAATAAGAGCAGTTGACTTAGTATTCCTATCAGAGAAGACTGAACCTTCTACAGGAAGTTTACATCCATATAATGTATTATCTCCTTTAAATTGAAACTTAAGTGGACCAATATGATTTCTATCTGCTCCAATATATATTGGAGAAAATCCTCCTGGATTATTCATACCCCAATAAGAAGGAACATTTGGTCCTATCTTTACACCACCCCATACTTCATTAATCCAAATCCAATCTATATGTTCTCCATAAAGAAGATTATTTTTATCTTTATTTTTAAATAATCTATTATCATATATTGGCTTATCAGTAATTTGATAATCTTCGGTAACAATATCATTTGTTACTTCTCCTTCTTCAGTAATTTTAACAAGGTGTCCTACTTTACGTTGAGACTTCCAGTAACTTGTAGTTACTCTTAATAAGAATGCTGTACCTTGATCATAGTAATCTTCTCCTTGAGCAATAATTTGAGATATGATATCTGAACCATCATCTACATTTCCTGACATAAATGATGTATATTGTCGCATACCAAGTGAAGGCATATTAGTATTCCAGTCATGTGATTTAGTACCATCATAAAAAGTACCATCATTTTGATAACCACCAATATTATATCCTGCAGATTGAACTGGATAAACTGCTTCAAGAGCTTCATGTTGTTCTTCTGTAAGAAGATGACCATACTTATCTATTACATCAGCTACAGTAAACATATCTGTTTTACCTACCCAGTTTCCTTGAGAGGTATATCTTATATCAGGAGACTTATGATAAAATGTAAGTACTGGATTCCATAGTTCTACTTCATAATCATCTTCCATCATTTTAAAATGCCAGAACTCTCTATCTGTAATAAGCATATCTCTGAATCCTCTTTCCTCAAGTTCATCCATATTAAATCTTTCTACATCTACTTTATGTTGATGTTCAGCCCATTGTTCTACCATAGATCGGTAATCTTTCTTAAAGAATTGCTCAATCTCAGGTAATGATTTTAAATTTTCTGGTTGTAATTGTTGTTTAGCTTCTTCAGATTCTGGATCTAAACCTTGTTCTAACATTGCTGCTAACATTTTAGTTGCAGCATCAGCCATTAATGTTTGCTCAACCATACCTCTTTTTTGTTCCAACATTTCATTATATGAGAAATCATCAATAGCTCTATATGATAATTTGGTAGATCTTTTTGCAAACTCAGCTACTAGAACATTAATAACATTTGGAATAATAGGATAGAATTTTAATTCAAGTGCAGATTCATCTTCTTGTGTTAGTATTTCTACCATATCTTTATACTCATTATTTTCTTCAAGTATATAATCTCTCTTGTCTATAACTCCTTTTGCAAGTTTATAGTTCTTCATCAACCTTCTGGCATTTCTACGGATCTGTTTTAGTCCTTGCCACTCTAACCAATCAAGATTCCATGCAGCCCATTCGTCTGTTTTATCTTTTTTAGGAAGAAACTGTAATGGTTGAGTTATACTACCCAATCTATTTTGTTCAGTTTTAGCACCTTTTTTAACTTGTAATGCGTTGTATACTTGCATAATTTCTATTTAATATTTTTAAATGCTGATTTTTTAAATCCGTGGTCTCTATTTAAACTTTTATTTCCCATATGTCTAAACAAACCCTTATTTAATTTAAACAAATTTTCTGACTTTTGCAAGTTTTTACTTGCATCATCCATAATAACTCTTTTAGTATAACCTATATTTGCTTGTTGAATTCTCATAAATGCAACCATTGCAGAAAATGCAACCAGTCTATCCACGTTTAAACCATCTGTATATGCATGCATTTCTTTAAGTAACATTACATCTGGAATCCTTTCTATACCATATGTTATTTTTACTATGGTTCCATCAGGTTTAGTTACTGTATCTAGTTCTTCTTTACAGTATTCTATGACATAACTTAATAGATGATGTTTAAATAGTACTCCTGTATTTCTCCAACCATACTCCTGGAAGACGTTAGCATTTGCACTTAAGTCTTTTAAGAACATAATCTGATTCTTAGGAACAAGATACTTCTGTCTTTTTCTAGATATCATATATAGAATAAATAAAGATATATTATTCTCAATTACAGTCTGAGCATTGTACCATTCTATGATCATTTCTAATCTTTCATGAGTTTGCTTGATATCATCAAATCTTCCACACCATGCAGCTACTATTTTATCTTGTTCTATGTATGTTTCTGATTCTCCTGCTGTATGTTTAGTTACTTGTACAGGAGCTTTCATTACATAGATAGAACATAGTGAGTCTGAAGTAGTTGTCTTTCCCTCAGCCACGGGATCTATAGATGCATAATACTGACCATATACTGGATCTTTAACTGGTCTTTCCCATACAACTAGACATCCAGTTTTATCTTCAGTCTTTTTACTTATTGGAAATTCAGATATTGGTAACTTATTACTTGTCTTAACTTTAATCTTTCCTGTTTCATCTCTAGATATATCTAGATACTCATAAGCATACTCTTTATCTTCTATTCTTCTTATCTGAGCAGTAACAAGATGTGATGGAAACTTAGATACTTTTCTATGTTTAAATGCTTCTGCTATATTTCTAGGATGCTGAGATATCTCTAACTGATAATCTTCAGGGTCCATAGATTTCTTTATCTTCTCAAAATAATCATCTAATGCTTGTAATGCTTCTTCTACAAGTGAATTACCATAATCATCTATATAAGGAGGCAT